CACCTTCAAAAAGAACGTTGCAGTTATGGCTGGCGATCCATTCCTGCATAGCTGGCTGGACTGCCATAGAAAGACGGTCAGTTCCAGCGAAAACTTCACCTTCTTCGTACTTACCAAGGATGTAAAGGTCGCGCTCGGTATTATACATGGCAGTCACCAATTTGGCTGGCTCGATCGGTTGAAAGTTCTTGTTTTCCATATACTTTCGGAACAACGTAGTTTTACCAGTTCCTGGACTTCCACCAACTGCGATAAGTTTACGAATCTTTTTAGGGTTAGTCACTTTCGTCATACTTAATTCTTCCTTTATGCCAATTCTATCAATAAACATTTTGTAACAACTCTTTCAGTTCTTCGTCAGTGAATACCCAAACGCGACCAATAAAGTGATGAACATCAGCATCTTTATCGTGTTTCTTTTTGAACATAACCTTCTTAGCGATATCACGTGCTAGGTTTTTGGCAATGTTCTCTTTAATTTCAGAGGCATAGTCAGGGGCAACCTCTTGCAGTTTTAACAGTTCTTGAGCAGAAACTTTATGGTCAATAGCGACACGGTTGAGACTATGTTGGTCCATAATCTCATCTACCGTGGGTCTAATCCTACTAGCACCAGAAAGAACGCCAACAGTATTAGATGAGGTTGTAATATTGGCAGCTGACCAACTATCGACTCCACTGTTAGCAATACCAATTGGCGAAAGACCATTAGGTGTTACAACGGAATAAGTACCTTCATCGTTTTTCATAACAGAGCCAACAATATCCATATAATCACTTGTAATATTAATTCCATCTGGGTTCATGTAAACATCTCCAATCCCATTAAGGGTTTCTCTTCATCTTCAAACATCCACTCTAAGTTATCTATTTTACCTGAATTCAGGAAATAAGTAAACTTTTCTTTGTCAATCCCATTCTTGTGATCTAGTCGCAAGTCGATGGTTTCGTTACGTGCTTGCCACATAACATCCCAATCAATACCATACCAACCATCACCTTCGGCTTTGATAATCTCTTCAGCTTGTCGGTCAAGGTAATAACCAAGATAACGACCGTGTTTTGCTCTAAAGATTTTCTTGAAAGAACAAAGGCAGGTTTCCATGGTGAAGAAGTCAATCTGATTTGCTAGTTCAGGAAACCTGTCTAGCATTTCAACCCTGATTCCCTCGCCAAATGCTTCAAGGTCTCCATACTCGCTTCCAGTGAGTTTTCGATCAACATCGTTATCACGCCCAGCGGCAAAAAGTAATCCATTACGATGAGAACGGGAACCATCATAATCGTCCAACATAAGAGAACTAGGCTCAATATTAATACCAGCAGTGTGCTTAAGATGCTGCATATAGAACCAAGTAGAATAACGCCCAAACTTATGAAGCCGTGACTTAAGAACGCTCCACAAAGCATCAAAGTTTTCTTTAGCATCACCGACGTAGTACGATTCGAGTGTTTCACGTTGAGCCTTCTTTCCAATAAATTTCTGATACGATTCAAACATTGCTGGAAGATGACCTTTGTTCCATTTCGTATCAGTCTGGTAACGGAGTCGTTTGTAGTTAGCTGTATTCCATTGAGTGATACGATCTACCGTGGCAAGTTCGTAGTCAGGGAATTCATTCTTCAGAACCCAAGCAGTTGGTAGTTGATACGTGTTACCATATAACCAAGCGAACCAAATACGTTCTTCATCATTATGTTCGTAACGTCTATGAAGATACTTTGTAGCCCAAACCGCTGGGTCACAGTCATCATATTTCAATGACCACGCGTACCAGCGGATGAAGGCTTCTCTTCTGTTTTCTTTTAACCTGTAATCCATTTAGACAACGCAACTTTAATTAATGTGATAACCTGATCGTGTACAACTGTACCCTCGGCAAAGGCTGGGTCTGGGATTTTACGGACACCAGCGTAGTTGCCAAGTTTAGTGGCTTTCTCCATTTCACCAAACTGTTCAATAAATCGCTTTTCGTTTGCATCGTCCATATAGAAAATCTGATCAGCCCAATTAACCAGAGATTGATCAATAACAGTCGAACGAATACCTTCATTCTGATAACCAGCTGCAGCCAAACGCTCGCGCATTTTCTTAGCAGTGATCTTACCATTGGTGGTTTTCAAACCACAAGATTTGACATTCAAATCTGGATAATCCTGTTTAGCAATAATCTCTGCCGCTGCTGAACGGTTTACGTTACCGTGGCAAACAAATAATACGTTCATTCAAAGAAACTTTCTTCATCATCAGTTTTAGTAATGGCTTTAACTACATCATAAACTTCTTTAGAAGTAGTTTTCATATTATCAATATCAACGTGATTACGAAGTTCTTTCAAACGCTCGCCAACAACCTTACGAGTATTTTTGTCGAAATTAGTAAATTGATAAACCTGTTCAGTTTCAAATTCGTATGGTTCAAACTGAGGGAATGTGTATTTATTCTTGTCAAGTAAACTAACAGGTGCTAAGTCATCGTAGTGGAGAGCCAAGTCTAAGAAGTCACGGCACCAGTTAATAGCTGAACGCATCTCACCAGCCTTTAATGTTCCTGGGAAGTGACGGAACTCGATGGTGTTTGTTTCTTCAAACAACTGACGCAGGTTAATGCCAGCACGTGGACACTGGAACCAAGCAGGGTTTCCTTTAGCGTCTTTATGCGCGTGTTCATGCCAAAACTCAGTGGGTGTAGTTGCCGCAAGCATAGCTTCAACACGTTTGAATGGTAGTTTATGTTGGTGAGAAGTCAAACGACGATCGTAACGTTTCTTAGCCCAAGTATATTCAAGAGGTGGTAAAGTGTTACGGTCGGGAACAGGAATGTTCTCTACGATAGCAAACGCTTGCTCTTGAAAAGTATGAATGTAAGTCAGCAACTTCTTAAGAGCCTTCAGGTTTGTATTAAGACCTGGCACTCGAATATGAATGTGAAGGTTGCTACGATAGTTTACGATAGGTGTTGGACCATTATCACGGAGGAACTTATTGATTTTCGCGATATGCTCAACTTGCTCATCTGGTGAGAAGGTCGGTCTTGTATTGATTTCACCACCATATTGATAAAGTTTACCTTGAGGGTCGTTGGCAATACCAGTCGATGATACGCAAGTGTTATCTAAAGAGTTCCACTTCGCGCCATCTGGAAGATCAATAATTTTGCGGTCGCAATTACCATATTCTAATTCAACTCCGTATGACCAATTTTTAATATCAAAATTCACTTAAAAACCCCTTTGGATATTTTTCTTGCGCTTGCTTGATAATGCGCAGATGTTCATTAATAAAATGCTCTTTGTTATATGTATCAAGAACTTTTCTCGACAAAGCCGCACGGTCAGCATAATTCCAAGAGCAAGCGTCCGCCACGTGCTTAGCGATCTGGTCGGGCATAGGTTCCAGTTTACTTCTATCAGCAAGATATAATGCTTCGTGGGGGATGTGCTCCATCTCAGCTACAACCTTGTTTCCTGGGACGATATATGGTACACCAAATGTAGCATATTCAAGACAAACGATACCAGTGGATTCGTTTCCCATACCAAGACCGAAGCGAGCCTCAGACATAGCCTCTAAAATTTCTTGACGAGGTGCATCAATATGAAACTCAAGTAAAGGTTCTTTGCGTAGATTGTCGAGTTCTTTAGCTGGAATCTCTTGTCCACCGAACTTAATAAAACACTTAACAGGATAACCAATACCACTCTTCAAATAGTTTTTAAGAGCAACGTGCGGTGCTTTACCACCATCCCAACGACCAACGAAGATACCATACTCGCCAGCAGGTTTAATCTCGCTCGGCACTTCGTCAATGTAGTGGATTGACAGAGTGTCGTTAAAGTAGTTGTTGAAGTGTTTGGCTTGCCACTTTGATACGCCAACCCAATATGCTTTCTTCTTAGAAAACTTTTCAGGGGTATCTGGACCAAGTGGAGCAGACGACTTATGATAATGTTCAAAGATAATTCCAGTCGGGTATTGATCCCAAATAGAACTCATATGCTTACATGAAGAATCAAGTACAACGTCAGGTTGAACCTGTTTAATAATCTTTACGATTTCTTCGGCGACTCGTTTTGTTTGCTTAACTTTATCCGTCTTTGTATCAAGAGATAAATCAAACCAACCATCAAGAATAAACTGATTATCATATTGTTTGTCACTTCCTTTAGCAGTAATATAAAATGTTTCCGCAACCTCAGACAATAAAGTCATTTGGTTGCGGGTGAACTTTTGAGCACCATTAGCTATGATTCCAGCTTTTGACGGCTGATACAAATTATCAATAATCAATATTTTCATGTTGTAAATCTATACCTTCAACGTTCGCTTTTTCAACCAACATAGTAACATGCTCGTCGAATGTGATATATGTGTTAAGCGGTGTTTCCAATGTTGGAGATTCTATTCCAGCTCTTTTAGAAATATTACTCGTAGAAGTAATTATAACTCCATTTGGAATTAAAGTCAAGTAATTTGGTCGCTTACCATTTCTAAAAACTTTGAGTGTTTTATTCTCAGATAATACGCAAACTGATAAAGAAGAATCTTTCCACCTTTCTAGCGGAGAAACATCTTCTTTGATTGTATGAAGTAAAAGCTCTGTATCGTTTTTCGTTTCACATACATAACCATACATTTTATCCCAGTTCTCGTGCAACTCTTGAGTAATAACTCCGTTATGGACTACCGAAAGATTATCATTAGAAATTGGTTGATTATATTCAAGATCGCTAGTGCTATAACGACAATGACCGACAAGGTAAAGGTTTCCGTCTTCATTGACATATTCCGAAAATTTAAATGGGAATTTATCAGCAGGGACAGGGTACTTTTCTGTATGAATTTTCCCGTTCTTGACATAGGATAAACCAGTAGCGTGCATTCCACGAATCTTAGACTCAAGGAATACACGTTTTAGAGTTTGGAAGTCGTTGACGGTGGGATTTCTCACCACCGCACCAATGATTGCGCACATTATGCAAAGAACTCGTCTAGAGAAGAAGCATTAGATTCAGGGTGCATCTTCAGCGTTTCAGCTTCACCAACTTCCTTCTTACAGAAGTCGTACCACTCTTGGCTCTCCCACATTCCAGCGTACACACCGTTGAAACGTGGACGATAGTGAGGGTTGTTCACATCGTTCTTGCAGTGGTCAACGAACTTACGACGGGCATTTTCATACTCCATAGAACCAAGGGTCAACATACCTTCGTGGAAGAACGCAATGATAGAAATACGTTCAGCATTAGGGTCGTCTAGAATAAGCTCCGTATTACCGTGAAGCCCTGCCATGTTATTAACAAACAATAGATCGCCAGGACGAATATTAACGGCATACCCGATTTCAGGGAATACCAAATAAGCGCCACGGTAATTATCGCTGTTAGAAAATACACAAATATTAGCAAAGCCATCATCCATGTTCGCTGGGTCATAATGAGCTGCAGTTCTGAAGTTACGGTTTACAGTGATTGTGGAGAACGGAGTGTTCGGTACTAGGAAGCGTGGGTCGATTTTATCGGCTGCAGCTTTCTGGTTACCATAACGCCATGGTAGCAACTCAGCGAATGCCTTAGAAAGATGCTGAAGGTATGGGTAAGACTTCTTGAACTTATCGAATTGTTTCTCAGTATAAGAAGTTGCACGACCATATGGGATACGTGGATAACGATCGTACCAACCAGCAATACCAGAGTTCACTGGGTTTGCGTAAGTAGTCTTAGAGATTAAGTTGGTTTCAACCCATGTTGCATCTTCTGATGCTTCAGCAGCAGGTTTACGACGAGTAGTTTCAACCCAGTCATCAAAGTGGAACCCAGCTTCATCAACGCTGTCGCGGAGCCAAACTTGAGCACGGTTAGACGCTTGGTCGCGGTTCTCGGCATACTTGGTTTGGATAACCTCAATAGGATCTTCACCCATCAAGTTACCAGCACCCTTCTTGAAAGCGTCAAGAATATCCCATTGATATGCTGTAACCCAATCGCGTCCTTGTAACTTTTCACCACGTGGACCAGCAGCAGTACCACGGTTCTGAGTTTCAGTTGCAGCATCGCGAAGACCTTCGTAAGCTGACTTAGTCATCTCATCGCTGAAGTAGTTCTTACGGAACTTGAAAACGATATTGCGTTCGTCAAGACCTTTTTCGCAACCGCTACATTGCTTGTTACAATCTGGGTCAGACAAGTCAGTTGCGCACTTGGCAGGTAAGTACAAATCCATATCAGACTCAACCAGTGTATGGTAGTGGGTTTCATTCAACCACGTACCAACTAGGTCTGGACGAGGCACAACCTCTGGTGCTTCCAATACAACAACCTTCACATTTCTACCAGCATCAATACTCATATTCATTCTCCTTAAAACTTAAATCCGCTAAAATCTTTTTCAGCTTTCATTCTGGAACCAAAACCACTCTTATCGAAAAGAGGCTTATCGTCTTTCATATGTCCAGTATCAGCCAAACCTTCTTGTGCAGATGCTTCAACATCATATAATTTCATCTTTGCTCGATCAATACCAACAACAAATCGTTTATAATAATTTGGGTCATTGTAACGGTTCTTCAACTGTTTAACAATAATCTGATTCAGGTTCTCAAGTTCTTCACTAGAAACCAAGGCAAACATAAAGTCAGCCGTCGCTGGTAAACCAAACGACTCAGAAGTATCTTCCAATCCTGGGTCAGAATTAGCATACCCTGAACGAGTAGTTTGTGTAGCCGAAACGATCGGAACATTATACTCAACAGCCAAACCACGAAGCTCTTCTGCGATAGCTTTCACAAACGTGTAAGAGTTTACGTTCGCTCCAGCTTTCATCCTCTGAGAGGAACAAATATTTAGATAATCAATAAAAACGATATCTGGAGTAAATTCACGTTTGAGTTTCAGTTCTTCTAGAAGGGCACGGAAGTGACCAGCGTGGGCAGAAGCAGTTGGGTATTCTTTGACGATTAGTTTGCCTTGGGTTTTCTTCTTCAGCTTGTCGATGCGAGATTCAAAGATATCCTTATCGACGACCTTGAGTTCATCCATGGTCAGGTTCAGCAAGTTCGCATCAATACGTTCAGCGATACGCTCTTCAGACATTTCCATAGTGATGTACAGAACGTTACGGCCAGCGGTCAACGCTCCAGCGGCAACGTGACACATGAACAAAGACTTACCAACACCAGTACCAGCCAAGGCAATATTCAAAGTCTTACGACTCAAACCACCCTTGGTAATCTTGTTGAACATATCCAAGTCGAATGGAATCTTCTCTTCAACACGGTGATAGAAGTCATAACGGTCAGCGAAGTCATCAAGATAATCGTGACCAACGTGACTGTCAAAAGACACAGCCAATGCGTCAGACAAAAGATGAGGAATAGCGTCTTGACCCATGGTTGGGTCTTTACCTTCAAAGATCTTGATAGAGTTCATGATGGCAAGATACACTGCTCGGTCTTTACAGAACTTCTCAGTGCTTTCCATCAACCAGTCTTCATTCACTGGAGAGTTTTCAAGCGTCTTAATGTATTCGCCAATCTCGCCAACTTCTTTGTCGGTTACACCCTTTGCGTTGCTAACCTCAATGGCTAGAATCTCAGGTGTGAGTGGCTTATTGTATTTGTTGAAGAACTCAACAATCTCTTGAATAATTACAGACTCTTTGCGGTCGCCAAAATACTCACGTTTTAAAAATGGAATTACTTTACGGCAATAGTGTTCATTATGAATCAGATGGGTCAATATCTGTTGTTCGATTCTCATCAATTCCGCCTGTATATACTACGTTATTCTTTAATAGGTTTTCTTCAAGTAGGTCAATTAGAATGTCGCCGATGTGATTTCTAAATTTATCTCTATCGACAAAACCCACTGGGTTCTCATGAATATCAAATTCAAATTGAACGCGCAGTAGGTCTTCTTCTTCAAGCAATCGAACTCTACCGTAAGTATAAATTATACCCGAATACTCGTTGGAAGTCAATTTAATTAATTGATTCCCATCATAGTCTTCATCTAAGAGTTCATATTGCTTAATCATTCTTCGTGATCCAATGCTGCAAGTTCAGCGTCGATGTCTTCATCTTTGACCATCTCAACCGTTCCAACAGAATACTTGTTTTTGACGAAATCATAGAATGATTTTTGTTGCAAGACTGGCATCCAGAACTCTTTGGTATCGGTGTCTTTCAAACGATACTTTTTGTCCTCAACAACACCATCTTCATCTACCTTTGAATACCAACCATTGCTAGGCTTGACAACATGTCCGGACTCAAGTGCAAGATCAAGTAGACCGCTCCACTTGCTAATACCGCCATCGAAAGATACGGAAACAGGGATTTTAGATTTTTCTTTAACATGACGAGATTTTTCAACGTTGATAATAAAATTGTAACCAACAACTTCAGTACCTTCTTTTTCTTGCTGACGACCTAAGATGTAGATGTTATCAGCGGAGTAATATGAACCAGTACCACCACCAACAATAGCTTTGGGGAACATACCGATTTCCATGTAGGTGTGGTTAACAACTACCATTGGAATGTCTTTCAAAGTCAGGTGAGGTGTTACCATACGGAACAACGACTTCAACTGCTTAGCACGGGACATATCCGCAACAGACTTACCATCCAATGCATCTTCAACTTCTTTCTTAGAAGCCAAGTTACCGATAGAGTCAATAACAATCATAACGCGATCACCACGTTCGATGTTTTGAAGTTGCTGCATAACGTCAAACTTCAACTGCTCAATATCAGTGATTGGAGTGTGAACAACTTTCTCAGTATCAATACCGAAGGCATCGAAGTAAGATTGTGGTGTACCAAACTCAGAGTCATAGAACAAGATAACTGAATCTTTATACTTGTCCTGATAGGCTTTAGCCATTAACAAGCTGAACGCTGTTTTAAAGTGCTTAGATGGGCCAGCCCACATAGTTAGTCCAGGTGTCAATCCACCATCAAAGCGACCAGATAAAGCCACGTTGATAACTGGGATAGACGTTGGGATCATATCCTTCTTGGTGAAGAATTTAGAACCCGCAAGGATAGAGGTATCCTTGATTGTGGAGTTCTTTTTGATTTTGTCAAGTAAGCTCATTATTATCTTCCTGCCAAGAATTGTTCAAATCCGCGATCATTGAGCATACCAACGTGTCTACGAACTTCTTGGTTATCATCGCTCAAGATAACCATTGTAGGTACACCACGAA